TCATCGAGTGCCCGGAACACCAGCAACCGACCAAGAAGCCCATCTCGGATCTGGGCGCTGCTCAATCCGTTGTAGAGAACGCTCGGCACAGTGGTCCCGTAGATACACACGTTGGGTTGCACTATGTCGATACGATTGCCATCGGCGTATTCTTTGCCAATGAATACTGTCTTCGCGCTGCCCGTCAGGCACATCAGGTAAGGAGCGATCCCCCGGCGGTGCCCGGACGACGCTTTGTCTGTGATGCTGGCCAGCATGTGCCCGATTTCATCCCAGAGGAACAGCAGGGATTGATTGGTGTCCAGGCGGGAGGCTATCGCCGCATCGCTCGTGACTTCCTCGCCCCCTAGGATGTCGGCCTGGATGCCGGCATCGGCGCAGATCGTCTTGATTACCTGCCGGCTATGGTCCTTTCCTGCGCCGCTTTCGGCCACCCCAAGGCAGTAGATGTTCGTCCGGAGGTCCCATTCGTCCCGTACTTTTCGGCCAAATAGAGCCCCGCAGAAGGCGTAACTTGTCGCCAGGGCCAGTAGGGGTTGAGGCTTCCGAGAAGTCTTGTTGATGAGGCTTGTGATGTCTCCTACAAGGCCTGGCGGCTGGAGCACATGCAACGGAAGGCGTGAAATGGCCTCTTTTTCCTGATTCTCGATCGGGGAAACAGTCTCAATCGGTATCAAGTCCGGTGGCTGAGCCGCCCTGATGATAGCCTCGGCCTGCGCTCGAGCGTGCTCCATGAAGATCTCGTCGGTTGTATAGAGCTCGGTCAGCAGCCATCCTCGCGCCTTCTGTTTCTCGTGGTGCCCCTGGGAGATCTTTCGCCGGAACTCCCTCAGCTCGCTGGGATTTGCGAGGTTCCAGGGCGGATCACAGCGAGGATTGTATTCGTCCGCCAGAAGCTGGAATGCTGTCTCATTGTCCAGCTCATAACCGTGGACCATCGCAGTGCAGGCCCACAACAACCGAGAGTGCCCGCCGCTCCCCTGGACTGCTGGCTCGCACTCGCGAAGATACGCCCGCGCGCGCTCTTCCACGTTCACGTCGATCGGCAACGCCTGGCGCCGCGGCTGCGGAGGTGGTGGCGGAGACTTGGGTTCTCGAGGCCTCATGTATTCGAAAACCCACTCCGGCACTTCTACGATCGGAGCATCTTGGTCGTGCCAGGCGTACTGCTTGCCGAGCTCATGCATAGACGGAGCCACTACAATGTAGCCACGATCATTGCCTCGCGTGTCGATGCCTTGTCCGATTCGCGATGCAGAGTTTCCGATGCGTTCGTCAGGCTGGAAGCAGTAATGAACCCCACCGCTTCCAGTAATTTGCGTCAGTGTCTCCGGAATGGGCCCGTGCTTTTGGATCAGAGCTTCCAATGAATCATTGCCGCCGCTCTTCGGGTCGACATCAATCACGCAGAAGGTCTTCTCTCCGCATGGGATCCCGATATTTGCAAGCGGCCATCGATTCCACCATTCATTGATTTGCTTCTCATCGGTGGTGGCCTTATGGAATCCCTGCGGAAGTAGTGGCTGCTTCCCCTTGATCCGTAACGGGAACACGGGCCAGCCACGGGTTGCGGCATACGCCAATGCAGCCTCAAGATGTGATGGCATCTTTCAGTCCTATTGGGCGGAGTTTGTATCCAGTGATTTCCTTGTACTTCCCTCGTTGTACGACAGTGATGCTTTCCGTCACTTCAGCCAACGCTTGATTCAGAAACAGGTTCTCGCGTGCTTCGTCGACCGTAGGTACCGGCTCGCCGAAGCGAGACTTCCACCAGTAGTGCGCCTTGTGACCAGCTGGTCCTTGGTGGTCGAGGCAGATCCACTCACGAGCTACGAACAGCCCACTTCTGTATTCGACGCGGAGGCTGTCTGGCATCCCGTCCTTGATGTGCCGGTGTATGGATACTGATTCAACAGGGAACGTCTCAGGCTCGCCAGACAGGATGCTCCTGTTGCTGGCGCGTATCTCATGAAGCCGTCGCTCGCGCTCGTCTGCTTCGGCTGCTTCGATCACTTGCTTCGGAATTTCCCAGCCACAGTGAGGACATACGCCTAACTGCCTCGAGAAGACGTTGCCGCATTCCTTGCAGTCGTGGAGCTTGGCGTCGCCGGCATCGATGCAATCGATCGGCCCATGCTCGTCTATGCAGTGAGCGTAATCGAGTACGAGACAATTCTCCTTGTCCGGATGCGTTCTCAATCCGCGCCCGACCATCTGGACATACAGGCCCCTCGACAGCGTTGGTCGGAGGAGGACGATGCAGTCCACCTGCTTCGCGTTGAACCCCTCGGTATAGACGTTCACGTTGCAGATGGCTTTCAACCGACCAGCCTTGAAGTCTCTTGCGATTCGATCGCGCTCACGACGCGGCGTGCTGTTCGTTACAGCTGGAGCACTGATTCCATACATCCGAAGCGCCTTGCTCACATGTCCGCAGTGAACCACGTCTACGCAGAAGAAGATGATGCTCTTCCGCTTGTACTCGCGAATATTCCCCACGGCGTCTTTGACTGCGCTCGAGACAACATCATCTGAATCCACTGCAGTGGAGAGACTCTTGACAACGTAATCGCCACCACTGTATCGCTTCACATTACTCAGGTCTGGCTGAGCATCACCTCGACGGCTCCATAGCCGACACAGGTAGCCATCAGCGATTAGATGGTGGATGTGAGCTTCGTAACAGATCTCGTGCAGAATATGATCCGCGTGACACAATGGGCCCGTCATTCGATATGGCGTGGCGGTAAACCCGACGACTCGGAGGTCGGGATTCTGGATCCTCTGGAGCTCCAGGAACGTCCGGTACTTCCCCTCGCCTTTCGGCGGTATCCTGTGAGCCTCGTCGACAATCACTACGTCGAACGGAGCGAACTCACCTCCACGCTTGAAGACGCTATCAATGCTGGCGTAGATGATGCTGTTCTCCGTATCTCGACGCTTGAGACCAGCCGCATACACCCCGATGTCAGCGCTTGGCCAGATCTCATGCAGCTCCCCGCTGTTCTGAGCCACCAACTCTTTGCGGTGAGCCAGGATCGCCACACGGAGAGGCGGATACTCATCCTTCCATCGCTGAATCGCCCAAGCCATCAGTAACGACTTGCCACCGCCGGTCGGGATCGCTATGCAGGGATTCGACTCCTTCGTGCATATGTGATCATGAAGAGCCTTCAGGGCTTCTTCCTGATACGGACGCGGCTGTATGGCAGGCCGGCCAGATGGCATGGCGAGTCGTCCGGTCATTTTTGCTCGGCCCCCGCTTTCTCGGCCCATTCGAAGATGTTGCGGCCCCTAAACCGGATCTCTTCCAGCCACCGCGGGCGGTAGCTAGGACAAACTTCGCCGGAAAAAGACATGGTGCAATTATCTACCGAGCAATTGATACAGCTCTTGACGCGAGATTCGATCTTCGATTGCAACTCTCTGATCTCCTCGTCCTTCTTCTGGAGCAGCTCTTCAAGTCGTTCGATAGCAGTCATCCGACCACCTCCCCTGCGATCTTCTTCTTGAAATGCTTGATGCGCTCGCCGCCCTTGCCATGCAGCGCGCTTACTGGAGTCTTCGTCAACTCCCACGAATCGAACTGGCCGTCTTCCTTGTTCGGGCCATGTCGCCAGGTGGCATTGTCTGATTCGTTCATGTACTCGACGAACGCCGAGCCATCAGGGTTGACACCGTAGTCGACTGGCTCCGCGAATGTGATCAGGCCTGGGATGGTGAGGTGATGGGTACAGGCTTTCGACTGGTCGATCTTGCTCAAGCACTTCTCTTTACCGGAGCAATGCCATCGGCCTTCTTCGATCGGGACTGAATAGGCGCATGACCTGCATGTCACGTCCGCCGGGACTGCGCGGCCGGCGGGGTTGTCGAAGCAGAGCGAGGTGTACGCGCAGTACTTGCATGTGTCGCAAGATGGGTCCTCGCCGGCGCGCACTGGGGGCTCGCTCGCCTTGACAATCCGCTCTGCCTTGGCCAGCAGCGAATCAGCATAGGTGATGTCGAGAGGAACGCGCTCGGAATAAAGTTCGTCAGTGTCTTTATTGGTGGCCATGTACAGAGCGCGATCCATACCGGTCAGACGCATGTATACTTGCATCTGATCGTAATGCATCGGTTTTGTTTGCTGGACACTCTTCGATTGAGTGAGTCGGCGGAACCACTTCGTGTTGTACGTCTTGCCTTCGTAGATATGCCACGTCTTTGGTGCCTCGAGTACGCCAAGTATGCAGCCATCGAGGTGCCCGCCTCCGTGCCCTTCGGCGAATGTCACGGCGAATTGATCGCCATTCTCGTCGACTGCATGAACGGTGCATCCGATCGCTCTCAGGTCTTCGACTTGCCTCGTCTCTTCGATGTTTCCTCGATCGAACAGGCGATACATGCGCCCAGAGAAATCTTCCCGGCCGCACCATCTGAAGCCATACCACAGTGCTCTGCTGCATTCGGCGCCAATAATGCTGGCCCCGAGGTATCCACGCGGAGCTTCGGAATCACCGCGCTTCTTCCATGCGTCATAGATCGCTTCGACCGTCTTCGACTGTTGCGGCAAAAACGGTTCAAGATCGCCCACTCGGCACACCCCTCTCGTGCATTTTACCCGCAGCTCGGGCTTCCAAAGGGGGGGGGAGGAATGGAAGCCCGAGCAACGGGTGCCGTCACATGACGGCTGCTACGAGATCTTGAGGTATGTGCCCCGCTCCAACAGCCTGCAGCCTGGCACTTCAACACCAGCAAGCAAGCGCTCTCGAATCGCATCCTTGTCGGCTTCGATCTCTTGCGGCTTCGGATCTTTCTGGAGATCCTTCGGTAGGTCCTTGCCGAGGACGTTGCACTCGACAGATTGCTTGCCGCCAGCATTCGCTACCGTAACGGTGAATCGAGCGCCTTCTATCTTCTTCATATTGCGTGCGGTGAGAAGGACCTTCAGGTGCTCCTTGAGCCTGTCGGCCTTGTTGCTGTCGGTCTTCGATTTCTTCGCCAGTCTCGCTGCTTCTGCTTTCCTCGTCGCACTGCGCGCTTGCAAGATCGCGATGAAGGCTGCGTAGTTGTCGACCTTCTCCTCGAGGTTGACTTGGATCTCGTCAGCCCACTTCGCCAACGATTCCTGTACTTCCTGATCATCGAAGTCGGCGCCCTCAAGAAGATCGTCCAGCGCCTGCATGTCTTCTGAGATTGCAAATAGCGTTTGCTTCTTGGCCATTACGTGTTCTCCAGTTCAGTCAGTGAGAGATGGAATCGGAGGCGGGATTCGAACCCGCGCATTCCTGCGAGCGTGGCTGGCCTTGTCACAGCCCTTTGGACTCACTCATTGCAGGCGCTCTACCTTTGAGCTACTCCGATAATCCGATTCCTCGTTATCTCTTCCACGGAGGAGTGTTCTTCGCCGGCGCAGCTGCAGCCGCAGGAGCCGCCGTAGCCTGTGCAGTGCCAGCCGGGGCCACAGGAGACAATCCCTCAACTGACTTGTAACCTTTGACCTCGTTCTGCGGGCCGTACTGCTCGGAGGTCTTCACGGTCAGCTTGATCTGGAGAACCTTGTCCTTGATCTGGCTCGAGTCGGAGATGTTCATCACACCAACCGCCCGACCGATCGCAGACAGCTCGCGCATGCCGATTTCCTCGGCCTGCTGGCTCTTGTTTCGCAGGTTGATGTTGCCGAATACCTTCCGACCCTTGTGCTGGCCGTCGACAACCTGGTACTTCACTTTCATGTAGTACCCGTCTCCAGCATTCCGCTGCGCGCTGTCGCTCGTCTCGCGGACCTCGGTCTCCTCGATTATCACTGGGTACCATCCGGCCGGCAACGGTTCGTTTACCTGCTGCGGGTCGACTTCGTTGCAGTCAAACTCATGACCGCCATATACGTCCTGAATATCTGGCATGATTGATCCCTTCCTATGGGATACGGGTTCCGTGTCTTCTACTTCTTTGCCTTGGCCAGCGCGTCAGTCAACGCTGCCCATGAGAGGGGCATCTCGTAAGGCAGTTTACCCCAAGGCCCACGGCCGCCGCCGGGATGCGACGGACGCTCCTGCGTGTACAGGAAGGGCTGACCACCGCCGGCGTCGAGGGCTCGGTTCGTCTTCTTGCCGAACCCTTGGTCATCTTTCTTGACGATGACCTTGTGCTGAACGAACGCGATGCCATCAGCCCATCGCGTAAGCAGTGCACTGGCGTACTTGTGAATGTCGAAGTCCCACCGGGTGTATGGCTCGCAACCTGGGTCATTCATCTTGCCGATGGAGGTATGCCCGACGAGAATGATCGTCATGTTGCGGTCGTTCCGCAGCGCGTCCATTCCGTCCGTGAATTCACGCCACTGTTTGAGCACCTCGGTGTAGCCCTTATGGAAGCCGCCGCCAACCTTTTCGATGGAGTCAACGCCTTGGTTGATTCGGCAGCATTCTTTCCAAAAGATTGGCTCGAGCGTCGACACCGAGTCGATCACCGCGGTACTGTAGCCGTGATCGTCCACGTACAACGTTCCAAGTGCTTCAATCAGGTCAGCGTAGGTATTGATGACTGGGAAGGTTGGAACGTCGAGGTCGTCGATACCTTCTTCGCCGCGTATCGGCAAGAACACTGGCTTGTCTGATTGAGTGGCGAAGGTGGACTTGCCACATTTCGGCTTGCCCAAGACGATAATGCGCCTCGGGCGATCCTTCTTCGATGAAGCTATGCTGCTGAGATCAAACCCCACGGTGGTGCTCCCTCCTGCTCTCTACGTCTACGCGCTTGCCAACAGTTTCTCGACTGCTGATCGATTGAAGAATCGTCGTCCGCCTATGTAGAAGTCAGGAATAGTTCGGACATCGATACTGGTCCCGCCGCTCGTCTTCTGCGGTGGGCCATCCTTCAACTGTCGATACAGCGTCGCCGGCGAGATGCGAAGCATCTTTGCGAGCTCTTCTGCTGTGATCAGGTTCTTCTGAGATACTTCGGCGGGCGCGACCGGCGACTCGACGTTCTCCTGCTGGTGCTCTGACTCGGACATGAATTCACCTCCTCTCGGGCGAATCAAATACACTCAATTGCTCTCGATTGATCATCCGAACAAGATACATGCCGGCCGAGGCCTGTCAAGACTACTCTCAGGTTTTCTTAATTATTCTCAGGTGCGCTCAATAGGTCTAACTGCTTGAGGACCCGGTAGGTGCGGGCGCCGAAGGGGGTGTAACCGCCGCCAGGCTTGTAGACCCGGGTATGCTTGAAGCCGCGGGCCTTTGCAGCCTCACGCATGAGAGCTCGCACCTGCTGCGCCTCAGAATCGAACTCAGGGTTGCTCTCGAGACTGCTGATGATCTCATCAGTGCGAGCCTTGTAGGCAGTATCGCTCTCGCCTTTCCGCTGTCCTGAAGAGAGCGTCATGAGAAGCCGGCCAGCTTGCTTGGCGTCGATCTTCCGCCTGGTCTCGAGTGCGGCGCTGTCGACCTTGAGGCTGTAGTACATCTGGAGCCGCTCTTCAGTGAGATCCTTTGCGCGTGACTTCTTCTCGGCGAGGATGTCGAAGGTTTGCTTGCGCTCATCAGTAGTAGCGACGTTGAAGACATTCAGGGCATCAGCGAACCCGAGCCTGCTGAATGAAGCTTGGAATGCGGTTACCTTCGCTTCGCGTTCGATGCTCTTTATCTGCTTACTGGTGAAGCCAGACAGATCGACTTTCTTTCCCGATCGCAAATTCCTGATTGCTTCCTTGCGCTCAACGCTTCTCTTGGCCTGCTCCTTCGTTCTCGCCCCCGATGGTATCCTGTCTTGAATCATCTGGCTCATGAGCTTCTTCGCCGGCGTCCGCGTCAGGTACGCAGGCGCTGGGGAGATCCCGCTCGCGGCGATCGCTGCAGAAAGAGCTTTGTCTTCCCCGGCCTCTCGCATGCGGAAGTAGTTACGAACGCTGAAGGGAGTGAATGCTTCTCCGATATGGCGAGCTACATCAAAGAATTGCTGAGAGATCGGGTCGTCTTCGTTGCGCACCTTCGTGCCGAAGTAGTCCTTGTTCTCGATGATGTCCGCCATCGTTCCCCATAGCGGATGCAGCTTGTGTTTCGCGGTCTTCGCCGCCCTGGTGTACCACGCAACCCAGTCCTTCGAGTAGTGAGGTAGAGACAGACGCTCGTCGGAGCCGTCCTTATTCTTCCGCCCAGTCCTCGGGAAGAAGTAGTCTTTCAGTGATTCGTCCTCCTCTTCCCATGGCCACTTGCCAGTAAAGAGATACGTGAGTATGGATGCTTGGGTCGCGTAGCTGACGGTGGATCCGAGTGCGTACCCCATGCGTCTGGTGATGAGGTCATCACCCTTGATCGCACGAAGCGGAGTCGTCATCGCGTCGCCGATAGCTCCACCGAATTCGCGAATTGATCCGAGGTTCCAGCCGACAGAGCGAACTATTTGCATCGCCATGTCTTTCATCCATCGAGACCAACCAAGGTTGTCGTATACGAGTTGACCCATCCGGTTGTCTACAGAGTCCCACGCCCTGGCAAGCTCAGTCTGGATTCGATCGTCGCTCCACCCCTTGCGCTGAGCTTCGGAGAACACGTCTCGCGAGAGCTTGTAGAAAACACCAAGCTTCAAGCGCGGAACCTGGAACTCCATGATCGGCTTAGCCAGCACCTCGAGCGCCGAGAACGCCATCTGAAACGGAACCTTCGTGACTGCGAGTGCGCTGCCTTCGCCGGTCTTCAAGTCTCGCAATGTCTTGAACAAGCCTTCGATCGCATGGTTGTGATAGATCGTATCCATACTTGCTCGGCCGCCGGCTTGCATGATTGCTTCCACCATTGCCTTGAGACGATCGTCAGCGATGTCGTTCAGGTCAGTCCTCATCGCCTTCATCAGTTCATGGCCTTTTCTGATGTCAGTCGCAGCAGCAAACGGAGCAGAAAGGAACTCCTTCAACGCCCCGCCGATCTGACCTCTGAAGAGCTTCTGAAGCCCAAGACCTATCTGGCTTGAGATCGCGTCGGACGCCACGTTGAGAGCGTGGAATGCGCTCAAGCTCAAACTCGCCTGGTTCATTGCATTCCCAATGAACCTGATGCCCTGATACGTACTTCGTATGAAAGCGTTATGGTGGTTCCGCAGCCCGGGCTTCAGATAGTTGTTGATGATGGTGGCTGATTCTGCAGGGACCGCCCACTTGCCGAGCGTGAGGACGCCAGGGAGCTTGATGTCAGTCGCGCCAGTTGTAAGCACCACAGACCTGTCGAGAGTCAGCAGCGGCTTGAGCACGTCATTCTTCTCGAGAAAGGCCTTCCAGGCTTCGGTGATGTTCGGCGCGATCTTCGCCATCTTATCAGGCGCCGCCAACCAGACCTCCATGAGGACCGCTTCTTTCTCAGCCCTCTTGCGCTCGTATGACACGCGGCCCTTCGTCGCCTCAACACCCTCGTGACGCAAGTCGGCGAGGGCACGGAACTCTTTGTCGATCACACCACGCTTGCGCTGGGCGTCCGCCTTGTTCGGGGTACTGATACCAGTCTTGTTCGGCCGTCCCTTAGTATGCGGGCCCGTGCGTATGTACTCGTAGAGTCCGTAGTTGTCGCCGATCTGGTGCCCGATTTCGTGTGCCAGGACGCTCAATGGCCCTGCGAACTTCGTGATGATGTTCTTCCCAGGACCGGAAAGACCCCATCGTCGCCCACCGAGCTTCGCGAGCCGCTGATGGCTTACTCCCATCGAAGAGGCAATGCCAAGCAACTGATCAGCAAGCAGCTTGTCGTATGCTTCCTCGACAGAGACCTCGGGATTCGACACGACCTTAAACGCTGGGTCGTCAATGAATTCGTAACCCGCCGGCAAGTAGCTCTTCTCGATGTTCTCTGGGACGAAGCGAGCCAAGTTCTGCGACTTCAGCAACTGGAAGTAGTCGGCGCCAGCGACGTACCGGTTCATCTCGTGGATACGAAGCATGACTATATTGACAGGATTGTAGTGCGCGAGCTTGAGGCCGGCGTCGGTACCCTCCTTCAGAGTCAAGTACTTCCGCTTCTTAAGGAAGCTCGCCGGCTTCAATTGTCGGCTGCCAAGAAGTTTCGTGATGACGCCGCGTGCTTTGTTGGGATCCTCGAACAGGTGGGGGAAGTAGTTCTCGTAGTACTCACTGAGCTTCCCATGTTCCTGCACGAGAGCGCGAGCATTATCAAGGGCCACCCTGAACGCATCCGCTGCCTTCTGCAGCTCCGGAGTCTTCTGCTTCCCACCAGTCTCCATAAGGTCTACGAACTCAATGACCTCAGCATCATTCATCCACCGGAACAACTTACTGTATTCATTGAGCTGATGGCGAACGGCTTCATCACGCTGAGAGGCTTGAGCCAAGGTCATGCGCTGGATCTTCGACGTCTTCTGCGCAGATTCGCCACGAACCGCCGGCGCAACGATCCCGAGGAGCCCGTCAGCCATCTCGTTCGTGGTGAGCTTCGACGCCTCTCGCTTAACGGCCTCAGACGGTACTGGCGGCTTGTCCGCCTCAGCTTCCGATACCCGCTGGCCAGCAAAGGCGTCGGGGCCACCGGTCGCGGCAAAGGCGTCACCAGTCGCTCCGCCGGCTGCTACTTCAGGCTTCACCTTCGTCTTCGTCTTCGTCTCCTCCTCGCTCGCCGTGATGGCGTCCTTGAGTGGCTTGTAATCGTCAGACAAGACCTTGTCAGTAGCGATACCAAGATCCGACTTACTGAGTCCAACACGCACCGTATCCGCTGCAAGCTTGGCGTCCATACCACCGATGTCTGACTTCGAGTACCCCAGGTCTGTCAGTTTCTTTTCCTGCGCTGTCGTCACCGCAGGCTTCTTAGCTGCTGGCTCAGCTTTCGCCGGCGCCTTCTTCTCCTCGGCCTTCGTTTCAACCTCTACGCCGGCTGGTTGGGCCGCAGCCTCCGGAGCTGCAGGCTCTTCGATAGCCTTCTTCTGCTCTACCGGTTTCTTGACTGCGGCCGGCGCCTCTGCCTTCTTCTGAGCCCGGGGCTTCAGGATGCTCGCTACAAGCATCTTCCGATTCATGTCTCCAACGTTCTCTATACCCAGTTCTTTGGCGATCTTTACCAGCCGCGGTTTCTTCATCACGCTCAGGGATTGTCTGGTGTACTCAGGCTTCGCGGCGACCTTCGGAGCAACCTTCTCCGCTGCTTCGATCTTCGCAGGCTTCTCAGCTACAACCGCCTTCGCCTTCTTCGGCTTCCGGATCGGGATCTTGAGTACAGCTGGATCAACAGGCTTTGCGATCTCCTCCAGGTCAAGCCCAGAGAAACGCCTTTGCGCTGTGGCGCGTAGCTTCGATAGATCCTTATTGAGCTTGCGCGCGGTCTTCAGATCACCGGCGTCACGTGCTTCCTTAATCCCGGCCTCGAGGTCCAATGATTCACTTACCAGAACATCGAATTGCTCAACGAGCACGTCCTGAGACTTGCGCTGCTCCTTCGCCTTTAGCTCTGCTTTCGCCTGGGCCTCAGCATCCAGCTGAGTTTGAATTGCTTCAGGAGATTCAAGGGCCTCATCAACACCGACGTCCTCCTCGATCGCCGTGTCGCGCTCTTGGCGCTTCTCATTGACGACAGCAGTTACACGCTCGAGCAATGCAGAACGGTTCTCGGCCGACATTTTCGGGAGACCAACATCGGCAAAGGCCTTTCGACTTGACTCGCCAGCGTCGGCCAGGGCCGCGGCCTCGTCTACATTCTGATCCGCCCACGCCGCTGCGCCTTCAGGCGTCTGAATGACTGCGGACTCGAGCTCCCGGCCGAGCGCAATATCAAACTTCCTGCCTGTCTTCTTACTCTCAGCAGCAGCCTTGTCGATCGCACCCAGTGTCGTTTTTTCGTCGAGTGAGAATGACTCAGAGAGCTGCCGCGCAAGAGCTTCGCGTTCCTTAAGAGCCTTCTGCGCAGTAATCCCCTGATACGTTCCGGTTGCCCCGACAGCCAACGCAGTCTGAATAGTGGTGTCCTTCATGATGTCGAGAGCTCGGTCCCACGTCAGCTCTTGAGGATCTACTCCGGACGCTATCTGGTTGTACTGGTCAAGAATTTCAGTGATGTTCTCTTCAGGCAGCTCCTGCAATAGTGCGATGCCCGTCCTCTTGAGCATAGCTTTCAACCCAGACTTCGTGAGCGAAGCCCCGCCGCCAAGCAACTTCTCCATACCGCCCGCGCCCACTGCCTGGAACGCAGCCGCGATGCCTCCCTCGATGAGCGCCGATCGGCCGACGAAACCCCACTTATCCCTGCCAGAAAGGCCGGCGTCCGTAGCCTCAGTGATGGCTTGGTTTCCACGGGAAAGCGCGAACCCTCCGATGATGCCGTAGCCTCCGAGCGGAGACAGCGCGGCAGAAG